TGACCGAAGCTCGCTCCTGGAGCGAAGGCTCGTTGGTATGGGTCCACGGTGAGGTTGGCGTTGGCGACATTGAGGCCGAGCGCGGCGGCATTTTGGTAGGCGGCGGCTTGCTGGCCGTAGAGGCCGGAGGCTTGGCCCAGCATTTGCCCGGCGTAATTGCCTCGGGTGATCTGGCTATTGATGCCGGAATTATTAGCATTGAGCATGTAGGCGCGGTTCATCTCGACCTGACGTTGGTTGGCGTCTTGGTTGGCCATCGTGGCTTGCTGAGCGTAGCCTGCGTCGGCCATCGCAGATTGTTGGCGTCGGCCTATGTTCGATTCCATGCGGCCCATGTAGGCGGCGTTTGCAGCTTGTCGGATGTTTGCTCCTTGGTTGGCTATGCCGGAGGCGAAGGCGCGGCGGTCGGCTTCGCGGGCGGTAGCGAAGCGGTCGCGGTTGAGCAGCTCGGCAGCCATGGCGCTCTGGCCGGTGGCGAGGCCACGGGCGGCATAGCCTGCTCGGGCGCTCTGTGTGGCGTCGCGTTGTTGCTCGGCAGAGAGGGAGCGACCGAGGGCGAGGTCGTTGCTGGCTTGGCCTTCGAGTTGTCCAAGGATTCCGCGTCCTGCGGATTCGCGCATGAGGGCTCGTTCGGCAGCGGAAGCTCGGATGTCGCCTACGGGACGCACTTGTGCTCCTTGCACCTGGTCGGCGCGTTGGGACATGGCTGCACTACCGAGTGCACCGATCTGGCGGTCGAGGTCGGTAGGGCCGTTGGCAAATTCCTGCGCGGCGGCGACATTTTCTTGGCCGGTGGCGACGAGGCCACCGATCTGGTCGCCTGCCTGGTTAAGGCGGGCAGCATTTTGGGTGGCTCCTGCTATGGCGGTATTGGCGCGGGCGGCGTAGTCGTTATTGAGTTGGCCGGCCAGGCGGTTTATTGTGCCGAGCTGGAGATTTTCAAATTCGGGGTAGCTGGCCTTGAGCTGGTCGATCTGGTCTTGCGTGATGAGTCGGGAGTTTTCCCGGCTCGCGGCAAACATTTTGTTGTAATCGAGTTCCTTCGCGGGTTCTGGCACCGGCTGAGGAGTCGGGGCGGATGGTTTCTTGCCGCCCATTATGCCAGCCTCACTTTCCGAGCGAGCGCATTCCAGCGGTAGGCGTGGAGGCGGTAGGAGTTGTGGCGACACCAGAGAGCCCACTCGAGCGGGCGGGTGGCTACGCGGAGAAATTCGCGCACGGGGTTGGCGTGCCCGACCGATGCGGCGAGCTCGACGAACCAGGCATTTGGGGGGAGGCTTGTGTCCATAATTATTTCATTGGTTGTTGGGTCGTAGCAGCACTCACTTGCAAGAAGGAATACTTCTGGCGTGCTGTAGATTAGTCCTCCGTGGAGGTGTTTGTGAAATATGTCTTCAAAGTCTTCGGTAGAGTTTTCGAGCTGCCAGGCGCGGGCTTTTTGCCATGGGGTCATTTTAGAATTTGATGCAATACCAAAGCGCGATGTTTTTCGGACGTGTTTCGGTGTCGCCAGCCGGAGATTGACTTGAGGTGGTGAATGGGTGTTGGTGTCTCACATTGGCTCCGCCTGTTTGTATGTTAAAAGTTGTTGTATCTTCCGCGCCGCCGTTTTGATTTTGTTCTGGACCTGATCCAGGATATACAGCTCCTCCACTATGAGTATGATCTGGTGAATCGTTGCCAGTTGTGCCAGAGTGCGTGTGAGAGATAACCACATCACCTTGTCTTACGCCCCATGTCCCTGATTGTGTTCCATCGCTATTCGTGCCATGGCCGCGCACAAAATAACCACGCAAGTCAGGCAGGTTAAATGTTGTTGAGCCATTTCCGGCGCCAAAAGTTGTGCCGATAACATAGAACAACAAAGCATACGTCGATCTACTGACAGCCGCGCCATCTGCTATCAACCACCCAACCGGAGGAGTGTAGCTGGCAAACGGAATAATAGCTCCAGGCGGTATAAGAGAAAGCGATGGACTTAGCTTTTCTTGCGTAACACTTCCATTTACTGGCACTGCCGTTACCGTGATATTTTCGGAGCCGTCGAAAGATACGCCGTTTATTGTGCGCGGTGTTTGAAGGCGAGAGGCGGTGTTGGAGTTGCCGGCGCAAGTGGCAGCAATGGTGGCCGTGGCTGCGTTACCGGAGCACGCAAGCGCATTTGAGGCTTGGGTGGCCGTGGCCGAGTTGCCGGTGCAGGAGCCGGAGGAACCACTCACATTGCCAGTGACATTGGCCGTGATCTGGTTTGCCGAGAAGTTGCCGCTGGCATCGCGGGATACGATGGCGTTGGGCGTGTTCGTGCTTACGGCTGTGGTAGCCAAGTTGGAGACTTTGCCTGGGGTGGCGATGGTTGCGAGCTTGGTATCGACTATGGCGGCTCCTGCGGCGATCTCAGCGTTGACGATCCCGGAGATGGTGGCGTCGTCCACCAGAGAGTTGAGCTTGGCTGGGGTCACGGTCTCGCCCGATAAAAAAGTGCGTCCTTTGGTAATTGTTGCCATAAGTTTTAAGAGAGGGTTTTGGTGGCTTGGCTGGCTCCTGGTGGGAGCACGGCTTCGGCTTGTATGGTGCGGAGAGTCGGGCGGCCAGAGACGGAGCGGAAGCGCAGGTCGAGGCCGGTGGCCTTGCAACGTAGGGGCGCTTTCAACGTGTAGTCTTCGGTAGCCTCGGTCTCATTGGTGAGGGCTGCGACGAGGAAATCGTTGTCCGTATCGGTCGTGACAGCATCGAGGGCGCAGGAGTCTCCAGCATCGAGGAGCACGGTGCCTTTGGCGCGAACGATGCGTTTTTGGTTGAGGTTCCCCCAGCCGTAACGGCGGGTGAGGAGTTTGCCGGATACTGGAGTAAATCGGTCTTCGTTGCTGGCGATCGGGACGTCATCTCCACGCTCCATTTCATCGAGGAGGAAGAGCTTCCCGGTGCGACTGGCTGTGAAAAGACGGCGCTGGTTTTCGTATTTCGCAATGAGCAGCTCGTCGATATTTGCCGCGTAGGAGTCACGGCTCTCCCACGCCTGGTTGAGCGCGTTCCAGATAAAGAGCGTGTTGTTGGCATCCGCCCCCTCGCCGATTGTGACGCCGAGGTAATAGCGATTGGCAAACCACCGGCCATTGGCCAACGAGGCGCTCTCGACCGTGATTTCTGAAAATTGATCGGCAATCGGGTCCGAGAGCGGCTGGGTGTTTGCGCGGAGCTTGAGGTCGAGCTGAGTGTCGAGGCGGTAAACTCCGGCGTCCGAAAGGAAGAAAACAAACTGCCCGGCGGTCTGGATCGAGCGGCGGGCTACGCAGCCGATCTCATCGGTGAGGAGCGTGAGCTTGGATACGGCAGAGTCCACCGTGAAGGTGTCGCCGGTCGGATTGCTTGTGTCGGAGAGGTTGGCGAGCCAAATCGAGTTGCGCAGGAAGACAAGTGCCTGCCCTTCGACCCACGGATGAATGGCCACCAGGTAGTCGTTGCTGCCTTGGTTGGCGCGGAAGGATTGGAAAAATGGGTCGAACGTATCGGGATCGAGCACGTCGGAGATTGCAACCGTATCGCGGCCGTCGGGGATCCACAGGCGATTGCCGATATAGCTGGCCCACGGCACCGAGCGCAGCGTTTTAAATGTGACGCCTGCTGGCGATACACCTGCCGGTGTGCGCACGAAGTCGCCCGCTCCGCCGTCCCAATAGAGCGGCGGTTTTACGCGGCGCACAGAGATGCCTGCTACGAGATCGCTCGGCGTGCCAGCGGGCACTGAAATGGTAAAGGAATTTGTGGCGCGGGTCAGAATGTCAAACTCATGGCCTTGGAAGGCGGCTTGGTTGCCGTCCTCGATGCGCACGCGCATTCCAGCCGTGTAGCCGTGTGTGGTGACATTGACCGTGGCCGTGGCGCCGGAGACAGCGATGCCGCTTGCCGTGGTGTATTGTTTGCCCCAGCCGGGCTGAGAGGCATCGGCCTCGCGGAAGAGGTAAAATCGGTTGAATGCTTGCAGGCACGATGACTTGTCGGTCGGCAAGAGCAGCTCGTCGGCGTCGGTTCCGTTTTGCGGATACGATTTAGTGATGAGCGCTTGGCCCTCGCGGTAGAGCGTGGCATTTGTCGGCCCACACAGGATGATCCATTCTTCGGCATTGTCCCAATCGGGCGATGAAAACGAGCCACTCGCTAAGATTCCTCCTGGGTAGTAGCTGCGGAGGAGAGGATCGTTGAGCACAAAAGGCATCGTGAGAGGTTCGATGCCAGCGTTGATATTGTCGCCCAGCCGCTTTGCGCCTTTGCGTGTTTGAGCCACGCCTCGGTCGAGGCGCATGTTCTCAGCGTATTGGACCATGCCCGGTTGCAGTTGCAGCGGGTTTAAGCGGGAGGCCATGCCGAGAAATCCGGCATCGCCTTCGACTATGGTCTGGTCGTCGGGCATCTACATTTAATTATGCGTGAGCGTGTCAAGCATGGCATTGATGGCCGATGACGGGATTTTTTGTTCCCCGCTCCAACGGCACCGCGCAGCGATCTCGCCGGGGCGCAGGTTGCGGTAGCGGATGCACGTTTTGCGCACGCGCTCCATGAG